CCAAGATCTGGATTGCCGGTTTTTCCAGCGAGCGGGGCCGGCAGCTCCGGCGCCGGGCCGTCGAGCATCGCGACTGTCTCGGCCGTGAAGTCCGGCGTGGGGACCGGGACGGCACCGGCCCAGGTTCGTAATAAGCCCGGCTGGACGGCGGGCGCGGTTGTGCTATGGGCGTCGATAGCCATTGCGAGGTCCTTTCGCGGTGGTCAGGGCCGGCGCGGAAGATCTCACCCTTCCGCTCGGCCCGCTTTCGTGATAGCCCTAATGCATGACAGCGTCAATACGGGCTAGCACTAAATCTCGCGGCCGTCCAAAAACGACCGGCAAGGGACAGCAGGTGGTCGTCCGCGTCCACGATCCCCTATTGTCGGCCCTCGATGCCTTCGCAGCGGATCATGGTGACCCGGCCCCGTCCCGGCCTGAAGCAGTGCGCCGCGCCCTAACCGACCACCTCCGCGCAAAGGGCTACCTGACGGCCGTGAGCGAAGGACCAAGCTGATCCGCTCAACTGCCTAAACGAGGAAAATTACGTCATGAACGATCGTCTCACCAAAATGGCGCAAGAGGCAAAAGCCAAGATCGAAGCGGAGAAGAATAAGCCGAAGGTTTTAGATCCGTCAGTCGCATTGCAGGCTGAATTGGGTGCCAAGTTTCGAGCGATCGTCGAGCCAGTTTTACAAGCGTCTCAACAGACATTGAAACAGAATGGGTTCTGCCTCGCAAGGGTTAAGATTATTTCCGTTTCAGGACAACCGATTGCACATGCTATGTTTTCTGTTTGCAGGGATGGGGATGAGGGTAAGCTTAATATTCCTAAATCACGTGAATACACAGTTGGCTGGAATAGAGCCGGCGGGCCTACTGCGACCGTGACGTCGGGCAACCCATCTAAACCAGAATATCTTGATATGCTTCCGATGATTGGCTTCTTGGGCGATCTCACAAAGGAGAATGTCGAAAAAATTGTGGAGCTTGCGTTTGAGGACTTTAAGCGCGCATCAGGTATCTAGACAAGTTCCAGCATCGGCCTAACGTGACGTAACAAGCCGCGGCATCGGATAGCAAGCTCACCGCCGAGAGCCTCCTCCCGCTTTACCGCGAGCCACATCGCGTCTGCGGCGGCCGGCGTGTTTTGCGCGTCGTCTACCGACTGAGTGCAAATCGGACTGCGTCAGCATTGATGCGCTGCGGCGGCGATCGGAGTTCATACATTCGAGATCCCCGAACCACATGCGTCCAACCGGCGCCAAGGTCGATGTCGGCAGGAACGCCGGTGACGTCAAGCCACTGCCGACCGAGAGATGTCTGAGTGTCGCCCCCGGCACCATGCAGAACGTGGTCTGGCTCGACCTCGCGCTCGATGAAGGCTACAATGAACGTCACGGTCTTAACCTCGTGGCCCACGTACCTCGCTTCCAAGGTGATCGTCTTGGTTTCGTGATCCTGCATGAAACTCTCCTATGGAACCGCCCCGTTGCACGGCACGGTCGAGCAAGCTACCATGGAGGCATGCGCCCCGCCCTGGCCCTCGCCATCTTGTTAGTCGCCTCCGTACCGGCAGGGGCGCAATCAGGTACCATGTCGTGGAAAGACGCCGCATCGGTGCCCTGTAAGACTTATCTCACGCTCCCAGGCACAGCGCTCTACGGCTCCGTTCAAGATGTGCTGGTCGACCATTTCGGCAAATTCGAGGACGGCGGTTACTTCGGTTCAGCCTGCAATATCGGCGACTATGTCGGACTGACATGCAGGGCGCACTCAAGCTTGAGCGTCGGCCAAGCGGTCACCGATCTCTTTTCACGGCTGCGATCAAAACGCCCGCTGCCCAAGATCAAAATGTGCGGCGCCTAGCCTGTCTCGCTCGCTACGGGCATTGAGCGCCCGCGGCTGACGCTCGCCGTCTTGAACATGCCTTCGAGCTTCGTCCGCACGCTGGCCTGTCGCATCCGGTCGTTGATGTAGACGTGAACGTGTCCTGTCGGATCGGGCGCGTCGGCTTGGTTCGGCACCATGCGCTGCATGTGACCTCGACTCGCGTCGATGGTAGCCTGCCTCGCCGCAGATGCCGCCTCTCGGTCGGCTTTCAGCTTTTCCACCGCGTCGGCTGAAGGGCCGCCCTTCGTCAAATCGAAATGGTTGGAATCGTTCGTGTAGCGGCCTCCGAAGTCGCCGCCCCACCTATGGGGCTGGTGCATCGCCTCCGCCACCTTCGACATGCTCCTGTTGACCCTTTCCCAGAACGGCCGATCGGATTTGGGGTGCCCCTTGGCCTCAAGATCCGCTGCATATCCTTTCAGGTGAAGCGAGTTCTCGGCCCCGCCCGCGCGGCGGTTATCCTCCTCTGACCGCCGGCCAGAGATCACCGAAAGATGGGCGCCCATCGCCTCGCCAGTGCGCTCGATCATTTGCTTGAGAACGGGATTGATGCCGGTGGATTTGTCCTCTGAAGCCACTTCTTTTCCGGAGGGTTGTTCACGATAGGTGCCTATGCCCTGCCATTTGCTGATGCCCGTGTTTGCCGCGCCATGCCAGTCGGTCCACCCTGCCTTGGCAGCGCGATGCAATGCGAAGTCGACCTGAGAGCGCCATGTTCTTGGATCACGAGCATCCTTCCCCGTTTGCCTTGTGAAATCGTCACCAAGCCCCATGGCATTCATGCCAGGAATACCTGAACCGCCATAGTGGAGTTGGTAAGCGCCGAAGGAAGTCCCTTTGTCGCCTTGGTGGCGCGGGCCGTCCTTGCCCCCATCCCAACCTCTAAGACCTTCGCTCATTGCGACTGCCACCGCCGTCTTTGGGTCCATGTTGAGACTCGCCGCGCGCGCACGGATGTAGGCTGCTACTTCCGTTTGCTTGGAATGTTCGTCTCCAGGCTGTTCAGGTGTGAGAACAGCTTTGTCGACGGGGCCGTCACCTAGACCATGCGCGTTGCCGCTATGCCCTCCTCCAAACACCCTTGCCGCCCGCTGCGCACCGGCTTGAGCCCGGTCGAAGCCACTCGGCTCGCGCCCGCCGGATCCCACGCCTCCACCGAAGCCGCCGCGGGGAGCACCGTAGCCGCCTCCGAACCCGTAGCCGCCTCCACCGCCCTGGGTAACGTAAGCGGCCTGCATCAACCCTCCCATGCCGCCCATCGGCGGACCGCCGCTGTTGGCGCCCTCGAAAGACGATTTCCACAGCCAGTCGAACCACCCTTTGGTGACCTTCTCTGCTTCCGGCGTGGCGCGCTTCAGCCCCTCAACCGTGCCTTCGCGGGTCGCGTTGGACTGGAGGTCCTGAAGCGCACGGATACGGTCTGAGCGCGAGCTACCCTGACCCGAGATGATGCCGCCTTCGAGGGGTTTCGGCACGTCGGCAGGTTTGCCCAGCTTCGCCAGCCGTGCCCCGAGGAGAGCGATCTCGTTCTGCTTGGCGGCGAGTTGGTCGCGCAGCGGCTGGTTCAACACGTCGGATGTGCCGGGCAGACGCTCCTTGGCCTTGTTGGTATCGATGCGGCTCTGGAGGTCCGCCGCCTGGGCCTTTTGATCAGTGAGCCGTTGGCGATCGAAGTCGACGGTTTCCGGCGTAGCGCGCTTCAGCCCCTCTTCGAGTTGCCGGGCGATCCTGGCCGCATGGCCGTCGTCTACCCCGCGGGCGCGGGTTTCACGGTCATAGGCGGACGGGATGTGGAAGACCGGTGGCTCCGGTGGGGTGCGGAAGACGGGCGGCTCGGGCCGAACCGGGGCAACTGCCGGCCTGGCCGGGGTGTGGAAAGCCGGGGGCGCAATAGCCGGAGCATTGGCTGGCGGCTGATCACCGACACGAGGTGGCGCGACCGGCTGAACGACCGGATGCAGCGCGTCGAGGCTGCGCTGAAGCTCGCGGATTTGGTTCTCTTTTTCCGCCAGTTGAGACTTGAGCGGTTCGTTTATGGGGTCGGCGCTGCCGGGCAGCTTGGACATGGCCTCGTTCTCGGCGATCTGGCGCCGTAGCCGCTCGGCCTCCGCCGTCTGGTCGGCGAGACGCTCGCGATCCAAGTCTTCCGTTGGCGCCGTCGCTGCCGACCACTGCCCGCCCTTGCCTGGCTCCTGCACCTCGGCCGACTTCTTAACGAGTGCGGCGATGCCGGCGAAGACGCTGAGACCTGCCCCGCTGGCGGCGCCCTCGACCCCCAGCATCCCGAGGAACTTGGCAAGGTTGGGAAAAGCGAACGATGCCAGGGCCGCGTTCAACTTGTAGACGTTGAGCGCCACAGTGCCGATCGCGCTCGCGGTTGCGATCAAGCGAGGCGCCACCAGCAATGCCCCGATCGCCGTCAGAGCATTGCCCCAGCCACCGATCGATCCCGCCAACCGGTCGGCCGTTCCGGCGAGGTTGCTTATTTTTGTGCCCGTGCCCTCGTAGTCGAAGCCCTCGACGCGGGTGATGAAGCCGACGATGCCGCCCTCGATCTGCCCCCGGTTTTTCTCGTAGAAAGCGTCGGCCTTGGCTATCAGGTCGTTCATGGCCGGCAGCACGTTGCCGCCGATCTTGTCTCGGAGGCCGAGCAGCTTCTCCTGCAATGCGTGGATGCCGTTTTCGTAGCGCTGGGCCGCGGCGACACCCTGTTCCGAGACGTGCCCGATGTTATTGGCGATCTCGCCGAGCGTCTGATGCAGCTTGTCGAGCGACATCTCGCCGACCCGCATAAAATCGGAGTTGCCGAACAGTTGCTGCGCGACCTGTGCCCGCTCGTAGGCATTGGGGATCTTGGTGAGGATGCCGTAGGCCTTCGACAATGCTTCGTCGAACGACTTGGCGCCCCGCAGCTCGGAAGCGAACGCCTTGGTAGACTGCTGGTCGTTCAGTTGCCCGTAGACCTCGCCCGTACCGCGGCGGATCTGCTCCCACGACTGATAGAAGGTCTTGATCCCGCTGTCGGTCTGCTCGGCCGTTATCTGAAGCCTCGAGCCGAGCCCCTCCAACTGGCGCAGCCGATCGACCGTGAGGCCCGTTTCCTTACCCATGCGGGCCAGGCTCACCGTGCTCTCTCCGAAGGCGTGGACGGAGTGCTCAACGGCCGCGAAGGCGCCGCCGAGCGACAGGCTCGTGATACCCAGTCCGGCGATGGCCGGGTTGAGGGTCGTCTTCAGCATCGCGCTCAGCCGCTCGGCCGAGCGGTGTGCACCCTCGAAACGGTCGCGAACGACCTTCAACCCTTCCGGCGCCTTGAAGGACGCCAGCATGGCTTGGATGCGCTTGAGCGGGCCGCTGGCGCGGTCCTCGACCTCTGCCCGCATCCTGAGAACCTGATCACTCATCCTGGTCTCTCGCCATCTCTTCGAAAATGCGGCTCGTTCGGTTCAGCATCTCGAACACCATGTGCGGCGGACGTTCGAGGATCGAAAAAGGGTCGACCTTGAACATGATCGCGAGCCGCAAAGCGGCCTGGACCACGTCGTCTGTGACGCTGGTGCCGCTTACAGCGCCGGGACGAAAAAATCGGTGAGGAGCCACCCCGCTGCCGCGATATCGGCCGGTAGCATCTGCCGCACGGAGCCGGGCGTGATGCCGGCAAGCCTAGCGATCATGCCCGGTAGCACCCTCGGATCGTGGGTGATGAGCGGCGGGCTCCGGGTCATGTCGCAAATCACCGGGTTGCCGAGGTCGCAGAGATCGGCGCCCGTCGGGACGCGATACTTCAACTCCGAAACGTCTTCGCCGTGTGCCTTGATCGTGTTGCCGAGCTTCTGGGTGATGATGGTTTCTGGCTTGTCGTCCATGGCCTGTGTCCTGTGTGTGAGAGTGCTTTCAGCCCTTCCGGGCCTTGACGTTGGTGGATCGCCCCGAGGCCGTCATCACGAAGTCGTAGGTGCCCCCGTCGCCTTCGTGGCCACCCAACGTGACGGTGCCGGACGACGTCGGATCGACCGTCACGGCCTTGTCCTTGATGGTGACGCGGGTGTCCCCGACGTTCGCTGTGATGGGCAGTTTCTTCGACCCGCCGTCGATGACGGTGCCGGCGCGGGTGAAATGAACCTTCTGCCCCTGGTCATCGTGGATGGCGAACTCGCCGTCCTTCAGCCCCTTCAGCCGGTAGCGCCTATCGCCCACCGCCACCACCAGGGCATGGGAGCGGTTGCCGTTCAGGAAGATGGCGACGGCCTCAGCCTTGCCGCTGCCGTCGGGCGGCTGCGCCTTGAAGCTCATGCCGTAGGGCAGCATGTGCTCGACCGTGTCGGCCTGCTCGTCATGCAGGAACTTGACCCCGACTTCCTGCATCTTCGGGTCGTCGTTCACGGACTCGATCGTGCCGCGTGCTGCGGAGACCGAGACGCGATCGGAAGCGTTCCGAGTGGTCGACCGTTTCATACCGACCTCGTATCGAGACCGTCAGGCGCCGCCGCGGGAGTGCTCGTCCCGAAGGCGCCGGGCGTAGTGCCATAGCTGGCCTGCGGCAGTGCCCCGAGCGCTTCCTTCTTGCAGAAGGCCATCTCGGTCTCGGTGCCGCCGCCATCGCTCTGTCGGTGCGTGCATCCGCGCATGTAGAGGGTCGCGCTGTCGTCAGGGAAAAGCATCGGCGAGTAGATCGAGACGGGTTGCCCAATCTTGGACACCCACAGATCGTTGGACGGCATGAGCCATCCCTGAACCACGATCGTGACCTCGGCGGTGGTCACCGCCAGCTCGCCGGCCTCGCGGTTCGCCCGCATCCGGGCGTCGTCGGCGTCGCCTGGGTGTTCCATGTGGACGCCCGAATAGGAGTAGCGCGGTGCGTTCGGATCTGTGGCTCGGGCAGAAACATCCCTCGCGCTATCGCCCCACGCCATGTCCGAGCCGGGATGCTGCCCATCCGGCAAAGTGGGGGTGCCGTTGTTGGGCTCGGCCGTCTCCAGCCGCTTCGCGCCTTCGGGAGGGTCGCCGCAGGGCGAGTACGCGGGCAAAACCGAGGTATTCTCGACCCGCATCCGCCCAGACTTGCGGGCGAGCATCGAAAAGGCTGCTCAAGCGAGCGGGCGTTCCATCTCTCAGGAAGTAGAACACCGGTTGAGACGGACATTCATACAGGACGATAGGATCGAGGATGCATTCGGCAGCCGCGAGAACTACACGGTGTTACGGATTGTCGGTCTCGCGATGCAGTACGCTCGCGTTCCCTTCCATGGGGCATCGGACTGGCGATCCGATCCCTTGGCGTTCGACGTCGTGGTGAGGACGGTCAACAGGGTGTTGGAGGCGATCCGGCCGCCTGGCGGCAGGCCAGGCGATGTGTTTACGGAAACTGCCGGCGACTTCGTGTCGGAGCAGGTGCCAGCGGCTATCTGGCAGGCTATCCAGGGCGCCGACCCGGCGTTGCCTTTGGACAAGGGCACTCGGGACGACCACCTTGCTGGCCTGTTGAAGATCGATCTCGGCGAGATTGCCGACCGGCCACAGCCTCGCATCCAGAACGAGGATGACCTGAGAAGAATGGCGGAAGCCCGTGGCTTGACCCAGGCCAACGCCGAGCCGGCTGGTGAACCTAAACGGAGGAAGCCGCGAAAGACTGGGGCGGCGGGCAAGCGGCAGGAGGAAGGGGAATGAGAGGCCATATCCGCGAGCGATCTCCGGGCCGCTGGGCGATCGTGCTCGATATCAACGATCCGGAGACGGGCAAGCGAAGACGCAAGTGGCACTCGTTCATCGGGACGAAGCGGGAGGCGCAGAAAGACTGTGCCCGCCTCATCACCGAGATGCAGGGTGGCGGGTACGCGGAGCCGACCAAGACAACCTTCGGGCAATTCCTCGAGGACTGGCTCACCCACGTAAAAGCGCAGGTGACGCCCCGCACGCATGAGCGCTACTCTGAAATTGTGCGGAAGAATATTGTTCCGGCGCTCGGTTCGATCAGAGTGTCTGCACTGCGGCCATCGCAGATTGCAGGCGCTTATAGTACGGCTCTGACAAGTGGGAGGCGCGACGGAAAGGGCGGGTTGTCGCCCAACACGGTGATCTACATGCACCGGATTATCAAGCACGCCTTGTCTGATGCTGTCAGGTGGGGAACTCTCGCCAAAAATCCCGCCGCTGCCGTCGATCCGCCGAAAATCGAACGGACCACCATGTCGACCTATGACATGGCACAGACGGCGGAACTGCTCGATGCCGCGCGCCCAACGCGGCTCTATGTGCCCGTCTTGTTGGGGGTACTGTGTGGCCTCCGGCGCGGGGAGATCGTGGCCCTTCGCTGGCGCCATATCGATTTCGACGGCAGTCAGATTGCCGTGGTCGAGGCGGCCGAGCAGACGGCCGCGGGAGTCCGCTACAAGCCGCCGAAGTCCGGCCGGTCCCGCACCGTGGCGCTGTCCGGATTCGTGGTCGAGGAACTGAGGGCGCATCGGATCCGACAGGCCGAAGAGTTTCAGCGGCTGGGCATTACTCAGACTGACGCTTTCGTGCACACGCGCGAAGACGGAGAGCCGATCCAGCCGAGGACCTTGACGCACGGCTGGCAAGATCTCGTCGCGAGAGCGGGCTTGGCCCGGGTGCGTTTCCATGACCTGCGTCATGCTCACGCGACCCACATGCTGGCGTCCGGCGTCCACCCGAAGGTGGCGAGCGAGCGCTTGGGGCACTCGAAAGTCGGTATCACGCTCGACCTCTACAGCCACGTGCTGCCTGGGATGCAGGCAGACGCGGCAGCTCGCCTTGACGATGCCCTTCAACAGGCGCTAGGAAAGCGCCGACCAGAAAAGGTTGGGTAGCAAAGCGGTAGCAGACGGGGTTTTTAGTACCGGCCGCTAGCGCCAGTTTCCTCAGCCTTTTCATACCTCCGGAGAGGTGGCTGAGTGGTTGAAAGCACCGCACTCGAAATGCGGCGTAGGTGCAAGCCTATCGGGGGTTCGAATCCCTCCCTCTCCGCCAGACAGTCTTCGCAAGTATAGAGCTGGCTTGGTCGTCAGTAATTCATTGCAGAAATCAATGAGTTAACTAGTCGACACGCCTCTTTCGACGTCTTCGACGGTACCGAAT